CACGGTGATCGGATTAAAATGTCCAATCTTCACGGGTCAATTGTGTCTAACTTACGACAAGAATGGGGGCAAGCGGAGCACACTTTCGTATGGACAGGTCACATTCACCACAAGAACCAAGAGGAATATGGCGGCGCATTGTTCGAGTCTTGGAACATCCTAGCACCCGCAGACGCTTGGCACGCTTCCTCTGGCTATGCCAGTTCTCGAAGTATGACATGCGTGATTCTTCACAAAGACTATGGGGAAGAAGGCAGATTAAAGGTAAACGTGGAGCGGATTAAATGAGCGCATTTGATGAGCAGATAGGCGGCAACCACTACAAGTTGATGATGATCCAGCCAACGGAATACATATTAGCGAATGATATGGGATGGTGTGAAGCCAATGTTGTGAAGTACATCAGCCGGTGGCGGTCTAAGGGTGGGGTCGATGACTTGCGAAAAGTGGTGCATTACACTCAGATTTTGATCGAGCGTGAATTGAATGAAAAGACGGCCTCAAAGGATGAACCCAAGAAACCGTCTTGGTAGATTACAGTAGGATTGCTCCGATCACATAGCCAAACAGGAAGGCCACGATCATTGCCCCGCCTGTGAAGCGTGGCACCATTAGTTTATCAAGTTGTTTCTTGATCATTTCTTGCCCTCAATTTGTTGTAGTTTGTCCAGCATTTTAAGAACGTCTAGCAGTACGGTCTGTTCGTATTGGTCTATTTCTGGATTGCAGTAAGTCTCGCGCACTTTAACTAGCGTCATCCATGCGGTTAGCAGTTCGGTTCGGGTTGGTCTCAGGCTCATTGATTCTCCTTAATGATTTTCATTGCTGTTGGCTGGCTAATTCCCAGAATACGCCCAATATTGGGTGAACTTTTACCCTTGGCGTGTCGTTCTAGCACTGCCGCCACGAGTTCGGCATGGGTCTTAAATGGGCCGGTTGCCCTTGGTCGTCCTCGGTTCATAGATTGCTCCATTGTTGCGCCATAGCATCGGCTATGCCTTGGTAAGTTTTGCTGCGTATCTTCCAGCGGTCAGGTGATGGCCCCAACTTCCAAATCCGTTGCTCCCTGCCCTCGACAATATCGGTGGGTTCGAGTCTTGGTAGATTGTGAAGCCATAGGCCGGTTTTCTTGCACTCGCCATGCCCAAACTGCCACGGCTGGACGTACTGGCTAGCCTTAACCGGAAGCACTCCGACGGGGTTCTCCATGCACACAAACCGCGCAACCGACTTGGCCAGCTCGAACATCTCAAGCGTGTAGTCGATAGCCTCAAGCCTTTGGTCGTGCTTTGGCTTGCCTGTGCCATAGTGGGCATTGCCTGAGACACAGAGCGCAGTACAGGGCGGGTGCATGATAATCAAGTCCCAGTGATAAGCCCACACCTTGCGGTGCTCCATCACCTTTCTAGCGTCCATCCTGATATGCTTAAGGCTGCAATCATCGGCGCGTTGTAGGTCGCACGACCATGCGTTATGCCCTCGGTTTAGGAAGGCATTGCGTACTGTGCCGCTGGATTCGTAAGCGATGAGGACGTTCATCACGCCCCCTCCAAATATGTTCTAGCGGGTTCGCCCATCCTTTGCCCGTTGTGATAATCGCACTCAATCGGCCCGAGTTTCTGTATCAGATTTTCCCAGCACTCGACGGGATCGGCATTAGATCCGAGGCATTCGACCGCGTGTTCTTCCCAAAAATCAGGCCCATATCGACGGTCACAAATCAGAAACACGGCGGTTTCAATTGCTCGTGCTAGTTGTTCATCTCCAGCAATCTCCGCGCCTTGACCTATTGACGCCATTTTTAATAGTGTGCTCATCGTATTCCCTCGCAGTCTGGTTTTAAGTTTTGATAGTCCGGCCAGTAGCCTAGACAGACGTTATATCGGTACTCTTTGGACATGGTGACTTCGTGCTCATAGTCCCAATTTGAGACCCAGAGCAAGGCCGCGACAACTGCCACGGCGATGCAAATCTTTGTAAGGCGGTTCATGCTGTCACCTCGCTTGGCACTGGGATTTTACCGGCCCAAATGCGGCCTGTTACTTCGAGCATGATTTGGTCAACGTGCGCTTGTGTAACGTGATCGTTTGGCATGGCCGCACAATCTACCAGCCAATCGGTATCGCTGAGACCGGCAACTAATTTCTTGAAGTCGTTAAATTTGTCCATGTTACGCTACCTCCAAAGATCGGGCCGCTATGATGCGCTCGGCATCGTTCTCTATGTTGTAAGACTGACAAACAAAGCCGCCGCCGAAGTGTCTAGCGCGGTAAACCCTAAAGCCTAAACGGTTGGCAATCTCGCGGGCTTCGTCGTAATCGTTGGCAAAGGCTAAGAAGTGGATGACGTAACGGGGGTTTCCGTTGCCGTCGTTGTTGACGCGGTAAAACTCGTGGCCCAATTGTTCTTGGATGCGGTGGGTTAAATGTGCTGCGTTGTTCATGTGTATCTCCTTGCTGTTTGGGTTTCGGCCTAATGGCCTCGTCAGTACCAGTCCCTAACTGGTAGACCCTAGGGCGGTGATTAAACCGCCAGTTCTTTGAGTAATTTTCCCGCATTTATTTCACGTTCTGAATATTTGTTGTCCTCATAATACTCAATCTTTTCTCGCGCCCATTCAAGCGTTGGTAGTGTTATGCCAAATTTGTCATTAAGTTTAATGATCGCTTCGGCCCATTCATATTTCAAGGCCCAATAACAAGAATGACCATTCGGATCTCGTTGTTCTCGATAAGAATCACTCATAAGGTATGAAATCAGCTTTTCGTTGTCGTGTACGATTCCGAATAAGTTAGTAATTTCTGCTGCTGCTTTTTTCGTGATTCCGTTATAATTTGTCATGTGTAATTCCTTGCTGATTAAGTTATAATTGATGCCACTGGTTACAGACGATCGCATATACTGAAAAAGATTTCAAAACTTTTTATATACCGATTAATTATATACATAGAACCAAACAGCATATATCGTAAAACATAGGGTTAAACATGCCTGATATGCGTCACAAGCTGGACAAGAAAACGGCCGATCGGCATTTTCCTGAGTGGTCTCATGGTGGCAAGGGATCACACGCTAGAAAGACTACAACCGATTCCAGGGCTGCATATTCGGCCAACTGGGATAGAATCTTTGGTAAGGGTAAACACCATGGGAACAACAGCAGCACATAAGAACAGAGCAATCCGTCAGGAGGCACTGAGGGAGCAATTATCTAATCAGGGTCATGTTCAACATGTTACTGATATTGCACAAAAATTGACCAATCTTGAAAGTGAATTGGATCCTGTTCAGGTGCAGAGATTGAAAGCTGCGGCTGATATCAAGTTGAAGTTGATCGGTAAATATCTAGGTGACGTTAAAGCTGTTGAGATCTCAGGGGCCGATGGTGGCGATTTAGTGATTCAGGTCTCAGACTTCAAGAACGCCTAACTGTACATTTATACAGCACTGTACGTTTATCCAGGGGTAATATGACAGAGATCTCGATCCCGTATCAGTGGGAACCTAGGCCGCACCAACTGCCATTCTTTAAGGCCATGGATGGCGGGGCTAAAAGGGCTTGCGTGGTATGGCATAGAAGGGCTGGCAAAGACTCAGCGGCTTTGAACTACACCGCAAAGAGTATGCTTCAACGTAAAGGGTCGTACTGGCATCTATTCCCTCAGGCCAATCAGTCCAGAAAGGCTATCTGGAACGGCATTGACGGCGAAGGGAGGCCGATCTTAGAGCAAGTATTTCCTCCGTCTATCCGCAAACGCACAAGCACCCAAGAAATGCTGATCGAGCTGGTTAATGGGTCAACGTGGCAGTTGGCAGGGTCTGACAATTACGACTCCCTTGTAGGCTCTAATCCGGTCGGAGTGGTCTTTTCTGAATGGTCATTGTGTGATCCAAATGCTTGGGGATATATCAGGCCAATCCTTGCTGAAAACGGTGGATGGGCGGTGTTCATCTACACGCCAAGGGGCAAGAATCACGGCCATTCACTGTACCAGATGGCCAAGAAGTCTAACGAGTGGTTCTGCCAGAATCTAACCATCAACGACACCAAGCGGGCCGATGGTACACCTGTTATCAGTAGTGACATCATCGACAACGAACGACTCGAAGGCATGGATGAAGCACTGATCCAGCAAGAGTTTTACGGATCATTCGAGGCTCAGATAGCAGGGGCTTATTACTCGGATCAACTGACAGCAGCAAAGGAACAGGGACGGGTTGGAAGGCTACCGATAGAGCCATCATTGCAAGTTCACACGGCATGGGATTTGGGCATTAGTGACGCTATGAGCATCTGGCTATTCCAAGCCATGGGCAAAGAGATCCGATTGATTGGGTACTACGAGAACACCTCGAAGGGGATGGAGCACTATATCCAATGGCTCAACCAATACGCGACGACCAATAACGTGATGCTAGGATCACACCTTGCACCACACGACATCGAAGTCAGAGAGCTCACCTCAGGCCGTAGTAGAAAGGAAGTAGCCAGAGAGATGGGGATCAACTTCCGAACTGTACAACGACCCAGAACAAAGGCTGAAGGTATACAGGCCGTCCGTAGGATGTTCCCTAGATTCTGGATCGACGATGAGAAGGCCGAACACGGGTACAACTGCATAGCTTCATACCATCGGGAATACGACGACAAGCGCCAAGTGTTCCGTGATACACCTGTACACGACTGGGCATCACACGGGGCCGATGCACTACAGACCCTTGCACTAGGATGGCAGGAATCAATGGTGTCAGGACATAGACCACAACCGAGACAAGCCAAGGTGCAGTTTAGTGTCTTCTGATCCACACATTAACCGCAGTTTAGTGTCTGATGCTTACGTTGTATTCACTAACGACTCAGGCCATTGGTGGTCAAGGTTCCTTCATCCGTTCATCAAGCACTGTTATCTAATGATCGCAGACAGAGGCCGCTGGTTAATCTATGGCAAGTCAATGCATTATGTGGACTTGTTTACTATCGATCGACAAATGGATAAAATCGATGAGGTTATCATTGTCAAAATCGATCGTAAGACCGCGAGGCAATCGTTATTTATGCTCAATACATGCGTAGGACACGTTAAACAGATTCTAGGCATCAACCGACCGTTCATCTGGACACCATACCAGCTGTACAAGTATCTGGAGAAAACAAAATGAAAAAACCAAAGGCACCAAAACCATCAGCTCAAGAAGTAGCAATGGACATCAGGCAGAAACGAGCACTTGATGAGGAGATTGGAGAGCAGGAACAACGGTTCAAGGCGCTAGCACGAGGCAAGCTAGGCTCTGCATCTTTATTGGGTGGTGCTCCACGGTCTAGGACTGAGGCCGCTATGGGTGGCAGGGCATCAAAGGGTGCTGCTGCTGGTGCTGGACGATCAATGCTAGGCGGTTTAGCTGGTGCTGCTAGACGTGGGGCTGCTGGTGCGGCTCGTGCTGGTTTAATGACTTCGACAATGGGCAGATAACATGAAACTTCCACCCAATCTAGGATCTATGCAGGATCTCAAGACCCGTGAGGCTAGGGCCTTTGATGCTGAGTATTTATGGCACGACCAACTGTCGGATGTGTACGAATACTTCCTACCCCAACGGAACCTGTTCGACAATCAGGATACAGGCCAGAAGAAGATGGAGCGTATCTTTGATTCCACTTCTCTAACGTCTATCCAACAAGGGGCCAGTAAGTTACAGGAGAACATTGCACCGATCTGGGCTAGGTGGGCCACTTTCAACCCGTCGAATGAAGTTCTCAAGCTGCTAGAGTCAGGCGACTTCAACGTCAGCGAGAGTCAGATCAGGGAGAACCTAGAAGAACAGGCCGTTATTGTCTTTGATTATATCAACCGGTCTAACTTCGGGACTCAATTCTACGAGGCTGCGCTAGATCTTTTGATCGGGACTGCTACCTTACGGATTGACGAGACCGACGACGAAGATATGCCGATTGTCTTCCATTGTGTGCCACAGAAAGGTATCGCATTTGAAGAAGGCCCGTATGGAAGCATCGAGACCCACTGGAGACGATTCAAGGTCAAGGCCAGATTACTGGAAAGGATGTGGAAAGGGTTTAAACCATCGCCTACCATCCAAGAAATGATCGACAACCAGCCCAATGCAGAGGTTGAACTGTCCGAAGGTGTCATTTTTGACCCTAAGACCAAGCGATACTACGGCTGTGTATGGGTTAAACAGGAAGAACGTCTATCTTGGACGGAAGATTTTGGTGTTTCATCGCCTTGGGTAACGGGTCGGTACACTAAAGTCTCTGGTGAGGTTCGAGGTCGTGGGCCAGCCATGCAAACGCTCCCAGATGTACGGTCATTGAACAAGGCCAA